GTCTAATAATAGACCCTCTCCATAAGCCATGTTACCTGCTTCATCATCCGCTTGGAATCTCATCAACTCTAGGGTTGGTTGCCCATCCCTGTTCATGACTAACCAGAGGTCTGAGTTTATCCACTCTGCCTTAAGTACATCAGCACCCATATCCCAAGTGTGCCATGCAGATTGTTTCTTATCTGTACCATCCCAGAAGTAGTTATATACCTGTACCTTGCTCTTCTCTTCAGTAGAAAGTACCACTAACATATCCTCGGTTGAGGATGCCGTTAACTCTCTTATCGAACCTTTAATATAAGAGGGTATGTGGCTTGATATATCATCAGCATCTTTGGTATCTGCACTGTTATCTGATACAAAGTATTCCCTTACTCCACCATATTCCCCTCTTGTTGTCGCAAAGAATACGAATGTTGCTACGGACTCAGGTTTACACGCAAGGTCTGCTTCAAAGTTAGTAGAGACATTAATGGATACTGTGTCGTGTGCCAACACCTGACCACTTGTTAAGGTGAACTGAGTAGCATCAGAGAACAACATCAACTCGTCAGCAAATGGAATTGCGTACTTCAAGTTGTTACGTTTGTTTGTTGATACAGCTATGTCTATTGGTGCGGCATCTGAGAGGATTAAGGTTGACGCATGGAAGAAGTTCCAGAACTCCCCAACCTCGGATAGTATGACATTCTCTAGGGATAAGAACCCCAACCTATTTCGGTACAAAAAGAGGTCATTAAGAGGTTGACCCACAAAGGATGGAAAAGGATTTGTATCCTCATCTCCTACCTTACGTTCATCCCAATCCTTGACTTGAAATACGAATGTATCATCAGGATTCTTAATTAGAACATGGGGCATTGTGTGGGGGTCTAGTTTGTATTCTATACCATCCCCTGTAGTTTCTTTCCAAACAGGGTCACCATGACCATCTGGGTCTTCCAACTGTACATAGTAATCATCTTGGTTCTTCTCATTATCCCCAATTACTTTAACCTTGAAACCTAGTGGTCCATTATTGGGTAATCTCTTGAAGTCATTTATCTGACCTTTGACCCCTATGATATGGGAGTCACCTCGGTCATCTGAAGCATCTAACTCAAAGTCTACTGTAGAGGTTATGTGGATGTAGTTATCCTTTAGTTCTACCGTTATACCGCTAGGTAAGAACCCTGTCTTTAATAACCCCCGACCTACACCATCATTTGTGTAAGATGCTACTATGGGTGCTGACCCTGTAAGAACCAACTTCATTGTGGCACTACCAACCATTTCCTCGGCAATACTCTTGGTTGCTATATCGGGTTCATGGTCCACATGGGAACTGTCTCTAGTGGTATAGGTGACCACATAAGGAGTACCTGCTACAGTTATCGTTATCTTGTATTCTGTTGAGTAATCCCCATGCTTTATATACACCAAACCCTCTTGGGGTCTAGTGGGTGTCAGGTCTGTACTCTTCGCAACCACCTTGTTCCGATTGATGATGTAGGTGTGGTCACCTATGGTGGTTGTGGTTAATTCTTCTTTAGGGTTGGTGATACCACTGAGGTAACTTAGGGGGTCATAATCCCCATCCATAATAGAGGTTAAGGATACCTGCTCACCTGCCCCATTAGCTATAGAGATTGAATCATTAAGAGACAACATGAAGTATCCGTCTGACCCATAATCAAGAACTTCAATCAGGCTATTCTCTATGTCTCCTGTGAACCATGTTAGGTTAGCTATGTGCTGAGTAGGGGGTCGTTTATATAAACCCTTTATCGCAGAGGATACCCCGTTGATTTGCTCATTAGCCTGACTAACTAATCTGTATGCGGAGGGTTGCTGTGAAATCCCATTGATTAGATTGGGAATAGAACTAGATACAAATGTCATTATCTTACTCTGCCCCCTGTTCTATTAATGATTTGGTAAGTATCGAATGAATCGAATATTGTAAAATCGTTTACTGCTGCGTCCATATCCCTGAGTTCTACTAGGGCATTATGTTCATCTTGCATATTGAATTGGTGTAGATGACCTACGCCCATTGTTCTGTCTTGAAGTAACCTACCTGCTCGTAAGGTTGCATATTGTCTTGCAGCTTCGGGTAGTTCCTCAAAAGGTAGGAGTAGAACTAAATCTACTTCTAATGTTTGTTCTGTGATGTATGTGTTGGTGGTCTTGTTATACATCTTAGCGTCACGCATAACCCATCCGTTATCGGTTGTGGTATTTGTTGCGTCTGCCTTTAATGTATTAGCAGGTAGTCTTAAGTGACCTGCGGAATCTGGTTGAATTGTAACCTTATTATCGGTATTAAAATTCCATCCGCTAACCTGTAGAGTCCTTAATGTGGACTCCAGAATGTTCTCTGCTATCTCTGCTTGCACATTGCCTGACCTTAATCGGTTAACAGGTGCTTCACCTACACAAGAAAGCATTTCGTTTACAGCTTCCAGTTTACTGGTTGGTAGCATAGCGTTTCCTTGTGACATAAAAAAAGCCCCCAAGAAATTAATCAAGGGGGCTTCTCTTAACTTACTAACTTTGTCAGGGAGACTAACCCCTAACGGTTCTTATTATACTTTGTTCAAGGCTATGGCACAAGCAGGCTTGAGGATGTTGTGTCCACATGCGTACTTAGCTACCATTAATGTACCCTGACGTTCAATCTGGTACTCAGACTCAACACCCAAGTCCAACAACTTAACGGTTGCTGCTGCATCCGCTGAGAAGATTAGACCTCTTAGCTTACTGTAGTCAGAGCGGTATGCTGCTGTTCTGGTTGAAGTGATTGGTTCAATACCAGAAGAGGTTGTCTCATTGACCTGTGGGATGTGATTCGACATAAGAATCTTAACACCACCAATCACTGGTACTGCACCAGTTGACATTGAGCCTGAACCACCTACATCTGTATTCATGTAAGCTAATGTATTAACACCTGCTTCCACGTTGAACAATGAGTAGTATTGGTCTGGTGGTAATACACAAACCTTATCGCCAGTTACGTCTTTCTTATCGAACTCAGCTAACGCTGCGTAGATAGAAGCCGCAATCTTAGTACCGTCAGTAGCGTGTGCTGCTGTTGTACCAATGGTTACGTTAGATGTGTAAGTTTCATCATCAATTACACCTGCAAGACCTGCTGATGTAGCAAGGGCTTTAGTTGTGATGGATGCTGACTTAGCGATAATTCTTGAGATGTTCTTATCCATCTGGTTAGCAAGTGCCATACCTGCTTCCTTAGAATAAATAGAACGAACATCGTAATGGTTCATTGCTTCATCAATGTTTGAGATGAACTGTGTGCTGATTAACAAGTCATCAACGGTAACTACTCGCTCACCATGTTTAACTTGGTCAGCTTCAATCATTGTACCCGGTGTATGGTACTTGGCAGTTGCCGTACCGACCATTGGGAAACTAGCCGACTTACCATTGCTGATGGTACGAGTGCGGTGTAGTGGTAAGAAGATATTGCGCTCTTCAAACGCTGTTAAGATTTCGCCTGCATATAACTTTAAGAACAGTTCTCTGTTATCGCCTGCTGCGTTTAGTTGCCCTAATCTACTAGGGGCTTGATGTGGTAATGCCATTGAATTTTTCTACCTGTAAAGTATTGATAAAGTGTATGTTTTGCACTTGTGGTCTTCTTTCCCTGTGATTGTCCAATGCGTGATTGGGTCAGAGATACTCGGTAGATTTGTGTGCGGTGTGCGTCTGTTTAGAAGACGTTAGACTTTGCTAGTTTTCGTGCAACTTTCTCCCTGAAGGCAGGGTCAGTTGAATAGCGTCTGTCTGACATGTCTCTCTTAACTTCTGCGGCAGATGCATAAGCACCTGTACTGGATGGGGATGAATCCCCTTGTACTAATGAAGGCTCAACACCTACTTCTGATGCGTAACGAGCATGTAGCCCTTTAACGGCATAGAGTGTTTGGTCGAGACTATTGCTGTTAACGCTTTGGTCATATATGGCAACTTCAGATTCAGAGAGGTTATCCTTTGCCCAAGACATCATCTCTTGGTACTGGGCTTCTCCCCCGACTTCCTTAAAGACGGAGTTTTGAACTTCGTTGACTACTGCATTTTGACCTGCTATATGTGCATCCACGATGTGTTTAGGAATGCCCATCTTTTCTAAATTTGAGTAACTGTCCTCCGACAATTCCCCTTTCTCCCAGTATTCCGTAGACAACGCTTCGTAGTCCATAGGAGCGGAAGGCTCAGAGGGTTCGCTTGATTCCCCTTCTGGTTCTTCGGTTTTTTCTTCACCTAGTTTCTTTTCCAGTTCTGAATAAGCCTTAGCGAGTTCCTCTGGGCTTTTGAATTTATCAGGCAACCAATCAGGTGTTTCCTCTTGATTATCAGAGTTATCCTCAGGAGTCTCCTCTGCCTGCTCCTCCTCAACCTCTTGAGTTTCTGTGGGGAGCGCATTGCCATCCGCTTTTGCAACCATCTTGTCAATATATTCTTGGTCTTCCTGTGGTTCTTCCGCATGAGTGTTGAGTTCATTTAGGTCTGCCATTTATCATCCTTGTTTCATCATTTGTTCTTTAAGTGCGCCACCCATTTCCTTGGATGCGCCCGGTGCTACTTTCATTGCTAACTCTCTGCGGTATTGGTCCTCAGAGGATTGCGCCATTGCTTGTTGCTCTTGCTGTCGTTGCTCATCTGATTTGATAAGCCCTTTGGTATCCAATCCTAGAGATGCCCCTAGCCTGTCTATGTAGTCTGCGACATTCAGTTCTGATTGAATTACTTCGGGTCCTAGGGGTTGAAGACCTTGTAGGAATTGAGAGAGTTTATTGAGGTCGTGACCTCTACCCAACGCTTCCATACCTGTAGTGATTTGAGGTTTGAGTGTGTCCTTGGGTAGCTTAGGTAACTTGCCTGTACGCTCTAACTTCTGCATTAAGAGGTTTATGAGGGGCAGTTGGAACTCTTGTGAAAGGATGGAGTAAAGTCCACCTAATCCACCTTCAAGTTCCTGCGCCATATACCGTATTTCCTCTGCTGTTACACGCTCACCATTTCTCTGGATTGCCGTGTTAAGCATGAAGGCATACGCCATACGTTCTTCAATCTTACCTGCCGCATCAAGGGCAACTCTGAAGTCGTTATGTTTCTCAACTCTTAACGTAGATACGTCCTGTGCTGAACCTTGTACTATTGCCCCGTTAGGTGCTTGTGCAAGTGTTCTAGCTTTGGTTGTACCGTTAGGAGATACCATGAATAGAACTTTAGCTGAAGCCGCACTCCCCTCAACGATTGCTCTGGTTAGAGACTCTAAGGATTGGAGGTCACCGATGTATTCTTCGATAAATCCTCGTCCGTAATCTTCACCGTCAATGCGGTTGAAACGTAGTGGGATGAATGGGTTCTTGTCTTTAGGGTATGTACCCTGTGAACCCGGTATGACTTGTCCTTTGATTTCTTGGACAACTGTCCACTTGCCTGTGTCTCGTTTGACATAGGTATACAAGTCTAGTGACTTATTGTTATCGCTCGTTTCACCTAGCAACTCTTGGGCTGCCTTAGGCAACATCAGAGGGCTAACGGATTCCTTGGTTATAATCTCAAGGATATTTCCTGACGCATCTCTCTTGACAACATAGCGGTCTAGGGAGAAGATTCTAATCCCCCCATCCTTCGGCATGTATAGCAAGGCATTACCTGCTAACACTAATTGCTTAAGTGCTTCAAAGAAAGGAACTCGCAAGGCAGAGGTTTCAATCTCTTGCATCACAGTTCTTTCAATCCTAGCTAATCCCTCTTCTATCTCACCCTTTGCAGTTTCATTCTGCCCTATTTCAGCTAAGGTAGCGTCATCAAGGGTCAGGCGAAAGAAGGGTGCATTAGGGGGTAGGAGGGCTACAAGTAGCTTACTGCTGAGATGGTTTAACCCTCTTGCTCCAATGCTCTGGAAGGGTGTGGGAAACGTGGTGAATCCTGATGAACCCTCAGGAGGGAAGAGAGAAGGAATGGTGACTAATGCCCCATCCCTTGCCCTCTGTAAGAACGATGTTCTGTAAGTCTCTAGTTGTTGATACCTATTTGCAACGGACGCAGCGATTGACTGCTCTTCCATTCATACTCCTATTTCGGTATGTTCAACCCACTATTGTCTAACGGTGTTGAGATTTTTGTTGTTTGATTAAATTGTTTACGACCCTTCTTCTTCTTATCGCCTGTCTTTGATTTGGACAGGGATAGCGTTGGGGCAGTATCCTCAACTGATGCAATAGCAGCAGGTTTTGCTTGAGGTGGTGGTGGTGGTGGTGGACTTGGCGAACTTCCGCACATTTTTCACTTCTCCTGTAGTTCTGAGTTTAGTCTAATTAAATAGTCGATTACCGACTGTTGCCCCCTTAGAAAATCTAAGTTAGCATCTGCATCTCTGGGTAACCTGTCAGGAAACTGCTCCTGTAGATTGGATACCAGAGAGTCTGATACAAACAAATGCCCTCCTAGTAGGTTCCTGTGGTCCATACTGTCCATTTATTACCCTCTATATATTGGTTACATGAAGACCCTCCGGGGTACAAGGACATCTTTATATTGAATCCCTTGAACCCTTTGAACGAGTAGCGTTGGCAGGTGTCCTTCTTAGGGCATTTAGAGTTAGCACACTTCCTTAGCCCCATCCAAATTCCCCTTGCATTCCCGATGCGTTATAGTCTGTTACTGTACCCTCAAAGAAGTTCTTGAAGCTATCGCCTGCAACAATCCAATCCACCCAAGGTAGGGGATTCTCCTTAATGCCATAGTTACCTTTAAGACCCAACTGTATAAGTCTTCTGTCTGTCAGATACCTAATGTACTCCTTTACCTCATCAGCTTTTAGACCTTCCATGTCACCGCTTTCAAACACTAAGTCAATGACCTCATCCTCTAACCTAACCGCTTCCCTTGCGGTATCGTAGATGTAATGCTTAAACTCCTCATCTACTATGCGAGGGTTCTCCTTAAGGTACTCTTTGAATAGCATGCCCATACCCTCAACATGTTTAGTCTCATCACGAATAGACCATTCGACTACCTCACACATACCCTTCATCTTTCCGAATCTCTGAAAGTTAAGCAGCATAACAAAGGAACTGAATAGACCTACTCCCTCATTGATGCAGGCTTGTGCGAGTGCATAAGCAACCTCATTGGCATCCCAAGGAGTACCACCCCCTGCCGCTATGAAATCCATCTTATCCGACATGGGTTTGTACTTTAGGAATGCGCTGTACTCAGACTCATCTAGCCCCAATGTATCGTTAAGGAGGGCATAGGCACGTTGGTGCGTACCCTCCCTATTCGCAAACGATAAAAGCATATTACGAATTTCATTGTTCTTGAAATGCGGTATGAATAGGTCAGCGTAGTTCTGTGCAACCTGTACGTCCGACTGAGTAAACATACGCAATATCTGTACGATGTGATGCTTTTCATCAGGGGTGATGTCGTTCCCTTTCCATTGGTTGACATCTTCCTGTAGCTTGACTTCCCATGTACCCCAATGAATCTTCTCATGGTCTTCTGCCATCTCCATTGCCCAGGGGTACTGGAAGGGTTTGTACGTTATTGATGGTCGTGTTAGCCCTCGCATGACAAGCACCCCTCTTCTACATTCTCTTCAACGAAATCCTTAAGGGCTTCACGCTTAACCTTACGCCCCACCTGTTCTGCGGTATGTCCACTACTTGTTCTCAAATAATACAACCCCTTTAGTTTCTTCTTCCACGAATCCAGATGTACTGAATTTACATAATGTCTCTCTACCCCGGCAGGGAAAAACAAGTTAACCGACTGACCTTGGCAGATATATGGTTGACGGTCTGCCGCATGTTGTACAACCCAATGTTGGTCAATCTCAAATGCTGTCTTAAATACACTCTTATCCCAAGGACTCAAGCATCCTAAGTTCTGTACTGAACCTTCATTATGGATTATGCTTTCCCATTGCTTTTCTACCCAATCTGAATCATGTCCAAAAGTTTTAGCAACTTCCCAGAGTTTCTTGTCTAGGTACTTGTTCTTGATTAGATGTGTACCTACTCTGGTTCTGTGGGCAAACGCATTAGACTTCCAAGGTTCGATGCTTGGGGAGGTGCTTAGAATCATGCTTGAGTTAGCATTAGGTGCAATAGCCAAGCGATGACTGTTACGCATCTCTGTGTCTTGTCCGTCTTTGTACGCTCCTCTTTCGTGTGCTAAGTTGACAGTAGCTTTGGTTGCCCAACTACTAATCTCCATAAAGATTTTACGGTTAAGCCCACTAGCTTGAGCAGACTCAAATGGAAGTTCTTTCTGTTGGAGTAGAGCATGGAATCCCATAGCACCTAATCCTAATGACCTCTCTGCTATCGCAGACCTAACTGCTTTATGTAGCTGTGGTGGGGCATGTGTAATGAACTCAGTCAATACATTGTCAAGCATGCGAATCAGGTCACCGATAAACAGTTGATTACCTGTCCACTCATCGTACTTCTCTAGGTTCACACTAGATAAACAACAGACTGCTGTTCGGTCTGGTGCTGTAGGTAGGTGTATCTCATTACATAAGTTACTTCCATGTATCTTTAGACCCTTATCCTTAAGTGCCTTAGGCAACTGACGATTCGCTTCATCAATGTAGTTGATGTAAGGTTCGCCTGTGCGGAATCTAACCTCTAATATCTTCTCCCATAGCTTCCTTGCTGATACTAAATCCCTAATTTCACCATCATGTGGGTCTACCAAATCCCACAATTCATCCTTACTGACTTTCTCCATAAACTCATCAGTCACATTGACTGCGTTGTTAAGGTTAAAGCATTTGCGATTAGCATCCCCACCTGTAGGTAGTCTTATATCTAAGAACTCCATAATGTCTGGGTGGGATACGTCAAGGTAAGCAGCATAAGAACCCTTACGAGTCTTGCCCTGTTTGTATGCAGTCATGGCTGAGTCTGCTACTTTCATGAACGGTATGGGGGATGGGGCTTTATCAGATACCGCTCTTACATCTGACCAATGACCACCAACTCCGCCACCCTTTACTGACAACCATGCCAATTCTTCCTGATGCTCAATGAGTCCATCTAGCGTATCTGGAACGTATGATAGGAAACATGATATGGGTAACCCCTTAGGAATCTCCCCTTCCTTGGGGGCATTAGATAAGATTGGTGAGGAAAACATAAACCACCCACGACTCGCATAGTCGTAGATGCGTTGTGCTAACTCACCGTCACCACCTGAGTATGCTGTGGCTGCCCTAGCGAAAGACTCTTGGATGTCCTCACCCTCAAGTGTGTAGTAGTCAGCAAGCAATGCCTGTGACTGTTCAGACAGTTGTGCGTTCCGTGCTTTGTCTATTTGAATCATCGGTAGTCACCTGACCCCTCAATGACTCCACGCTCTTTTCTGGAAGTTAACTTATCAATATTAGCATTGGCAACTTCTGCCAAATCAATCCCGAAAGTTGTAGCAATCTGAGATACAAACCAGAGTACGTCACCCAGTTCATGTTTAACGTCTGCAATAGGATAACGGTAGTAATTCTGTGTCCCTCCCGGACCTCGTGAGTAGTTGCCCTTCCGTAGTTGTTTAGCGATGATACTCGTAAGTTCACCTACTTCCCCGGCTATCCCTGCGGAGAGGTATTCCAACGCTACTTCCTTATCGTAGATAGCGGTAGTCTTTGCCTGTGCTTGGTAGTGCTTAAATGTTTCTTTTATGTGAGTGGTTGGGTATGTTGGGTGGCAGTTCATTGGATGGTCATTCATTTGATTCCCTTTTTAATAGCGTTCTCTTTAGCGAGTTCTGCGTAGTGGATTATTTTGTCTAAATCCGACAGACATTGGTTCTTGTTATACATGCGTGATGCGTACTTAATGATGTTCGTTTGGTATGGGTCTAGCTTGTTAGCCACACAGTAGTCGATAGGTTGGATTGCCATCTTCTTGTAGTGGTCACCTCCCACCTGTTTATATTTAGGGGAGTTGTGGTGGTACATTTTCATACCCCTTGTTGTTTCGTGAGTCTTCTGTATTGCATCCCACTCAGCCGGGGTGACATCTGATAAGCCTACTTTCTTGACCATACTGGACTCCATAGTTTTACGTCTTCGGTTAGTATGTTGTAGTCTCCATGTCTCAGGATTCTTGCTAGTCGCACTTGGGCTAGGCATTCATCTTCGGTATACCCTGCATTAGAAAAGGCATCTCTGACTCTTGTGTACATCTCTATCTCTGTGGCTGCACCATCCAGAATCTTCTTAGCCTTCACTGGTCCAATCCCTTTAACCCCTGCGTAGTTGTCTACGCTGTCTCCTGTTAGGGCTTGAGTGAACCAATTGCGGTCAGCGTCAAGTGGTGTAATCTTGGTGGGTTCATCATCCAGATTCCTCATGTGCCATGCGTTAGGGATGGTTGCCATATCCTTATCGGCTGAGTAGATTAAGACCTCTTGGTCTGGGTTCATCGTTGCCCAGATTCCCATAACGTCATCAGCTTCAATGCCTGTCCAAACCTTTACAGGGTACTTAGTGGCTAGGTACGCAACCACTTCACGGATACACATAGGTTTCCGTTTGTTGATGCGGTTCGCTTTGTACTCAGGGTAGACTTCCTTACGGAAATTAGAGGTGGATGAGATAGCTATATGCACATAACCAATATCAAAATACTTCTTAGCCTGTGTGATTATTCTCTCTACTGAGGTGTGGGCTTTATGCTTTGCTTCCCACTCGTCAGTCTGTAATGTCCATACATCATCATCCCACTTGATTGCTCTTTCACTAGCAGCGCATGCTTGGAAGACTACGATGTCACCATCAATAATTAAATCAGCTTTCATCGTTTACTCCTGTTAGTGCGCTCCATGCTTCTGGGTAGAAGACCTTAAGTTCATCTGAAATCATTTGGGCAATCTCTCCTGTCTCAGACTGTGCGTGTTTGTCTAGCCTGAGGTTGCATATCCTAGAGAATGCCAACACGCTCCCTGTCCAATACCATTCGGTATTAACTGCTGTAGGTAGTACCGCTCTTGCTTGCTCCTTGCTTACCCCTAGACCTAACATAGTCTTATAGGCAATTGACGATGCTGAGATAGCTGAGTCATATACTGACCTTGCCATCAATGCCTTCATCCCCGAAAGAACTCCCTTACCTGAACCCTGCTTAATGTTCTTATCGTCTGCTCTTAACTCCTTTGGTTCCCAGTAAGATTGCTCTGCCTGAACATATCGGTATGAGATTTCATTCCACACAAGACCTACCTGATGCTTGGCTAACTGCCGGGCAACAAAGATGGGTGCGGTGATTCTGAACTGTGCCTGTACATGCCCGAATGGACTCCAATGTCCATGCTTGGCAAGGTACTTAATTAATCTGTTGTTCTGGTCTAACGTGTAACTTGATGATGTCTCTGAGTAGGACACTCTTGCTGCGTTCGCTATCGTGTCATCGTTCCCCATCGTATTTAATAGTTCTACTTTCATAGGTGTAGTTATCCTTGTTTGTGTGTCTTACTTAAGTGTAAGTCTTCTGATTTTAAAAAAGGGTGTACCCTTGTTCTTTGTTGGTATCTGGATAATGCCCTTATGGTCTTGGGGTTCTCTTTTAAAAGTCCTAGTGCTAGATTGCATCCCCTGCATAACACCCCTCTAACATCATGGTGTTCATGACAATGGTCTATGTGTATACTGCTATCTCCCCCAACAAAAGGTTCATTACAGGAATTACAATGTCCCAATGACGAGAACATCAAATCTGTGTGCATTTCCCAAGTCAACCCATACTTGGAAAGCATAGACTTACCGTACTTATATAACTTGTGTTGCTTGGTTTTTTGTGTGGCGTTTGTACATGGTTTGCATCTGTAGTTTCGTTGGTAAATGCGTTCAGTTTTATTTCTATGGAACTCTGTTATTGGTTTAACCTCTTTGCAATAGGAGCATTTCCTAGTGGGTGTCTGCCCAGTTTCTACCGATGTTAAACTCCCCTGTAAGGGGCAGCTTGAAGTTGTAGTATTCTCCAGTAAGTCTAATTGCATCTATCGCAACCTCCCCGATAGTCTTAGCTTTATTCTCATCACCGTGTACAACCAACTGTACTTCATCATGGACAAATGCGACTTGAGTAATTCCTTCATAATTATTCTTCCTTAATTGTTCATGAAATATTACCAGCCACTTCTTGCAGATGATTGCACCTGCTGATTGGAGTAGTGAGTTGAGTGCTGCATGCTCTGAACGAATGGGTATCCTTCTACCATCCAGACCTTTGAGCCACCCTTCCGCTTTAACTTTCTTACTGACCTCTTCCCTTAATCTCTTGATGGCAGGGGTCTTCTTAAGGAATGAGTTCCGTAACTTGGTTCCTTCCTTCTTGCCACCACCTACAATTTCACCTAACTTCTCTGGACCTGCTCCATATAGGAATCCGTAAATGAATGTCTTGGCTTGGGAGCGTGAATCTAACCCTGCCGCCAGTTGATTGACCGTGTGTATATCTCCATCCAGTAGTTCATGTGCGTACTTACCTTTGTCAAAAGGAAACATATAATGCGCCAAGCAACGTAACTCAAGACCGCTAACGTCAACCCCAACAAGAAGAGAATCACGGGGAGCATGAAACAACGCCCGGCACTCCTTACCATAGGGAGCAGACACGCTTGGAACCTGTGCCACATTAGGATTGCTGTGTGTACATCGGGATGTGACAGCACCCATAGTGTTAACCCTTCCATGTATCTTTCCTTCCTTCTCTAACTTCAGCCATGCTTGATTCCCCTCTGCTAGTTGTCCTATTCTTTTCTGTATCATCAAATACTCAGATAGCAACTTGGCATGTGGATAGTCCAAACTACTCAACACAGTTTCATCAACCTTAGGTTGTCCATTGTCTGTGTATAGTTCTGGTTGCCATCCATACAAATCAATCAATCGCTTTGCTATATGTTCCCTAGAGTTAGCATTGAACTCAGTATGTATTACTCTAGTGTACGACTGACCTTCAGTAAAATCACCTCTGGTCTTATCTTTGAATCTCAGTGTTCTCTTGGGTACTACCTCACCTTTGTTAATCCACCAGTTACCAAACTCTTCCTTGAGATTCTTTTCTAAGTCTGCCCTCTTGGCACACAATTCCCCGTACAACTCCAAGGCTTTTGGAACATCAAACGGGAAACCATCCGTAGTCTGTTGTGTGCATATCTGTGCTATAGAATGTTCTAAGTCGATGGCATCCCTTGAGTA